TCTACAAATACATCAGCTCATACATTTAAGAGAGCAAAGGTTGGTGCTGTTAAGAGAGGCACAATTAGATCTGGTGGATCATTCACACACAGTTTCCAATCATTTGCTAATAATGGACTTAAGGCTAAGAGAGATAGAGCATACGATCATGCTATTGAAATCAAGGCAGTAGGTCATGCTAAGTATTCAGCATCTGGTGCTGCTTACAATGCTGCTACTGGTGTATTAACATTAACAGTTGCTAACAACCCATTTAGTAATGGTGATCATATAAGAATTGCTGACAATTCATTGGTAATGACTTGTGACATGGATAACAATGCATCTAATCATTCTTATCCAAGACCAACTGACCCTGCTTCAGGTAAGTGGTTAGAAGTTTCAGGTGTTGCTGGTAATAACTTTAACGTTAATGTTGGTACTACACCTCGTGCTAACTACCTAGTTTCTGCTGCAACATATACACCTACTACAGGTGATATGACACTGACCATTGGTACTCACAACTATAATGGTGGAAGATCTGAGACAATTACTAATGCTGCATATAATCCTACAACTGGTGTATTAACAGCTACTGTTGATGGACATGGATTGACAATAGGAGACAGAGTTAAGTTTGATGATGGATCTATAACCTTTAACTGTGCTGCTTCTACTGGCACTCACGCATTTGTAAGTGGTGTAAATCAGGCTATTACAGCATCATCTGGTGGACCATTTACTGCTGCTTCTGGCACAACATACAATCCAACCACAGGTGTGATGACAATCGAGATTGGATCTCATAGTCTTACAACTTCTGACACAGTGCAGATTGCTAATGGTGGTGTAACCTTTACTTGTGATGCTGACAACAATGCAACTAACCATGCATATCCACGTGCTACTGACCCTGCATCTGGACAAACCCTTGCAGTATTAAATCCACAAGCAACTACAATTGATGTCCAAGTTGGTATTGCTAATGCTGATAATCCTACTGACAATCATGCTTATCCAAGATCAACTGATTATCCAAGTGATAAGTGGTTAGATGTTACAAACATCACTGAAAATACATTTGATGTAATGGTGTTAGCATCTGCACCTCAGTCTGTAACTTCACCACATACATTTGTCTCTGCAGTTCCTAACGGACTTAAGATTGCTCATGAAGCAGTTTACATTGAGGATCAGTCATTAGTATTCAAGTGTGCTGCTGACAACTATGGTAGTGAGCATAAGTATCCTCGTGCTAATGGTGAAGATGGTGCTAGTGCTGATGATCCATTCTACAATACTTCAGTACCTATTGTTTCTGCTACTGCTGATACAATTACTGTCCATGTTGGTAAGTCCTCTAACACTTCCGCACATCAGTTTGTAAGATCTGAAAATGCATTTACTCCAACAACTGCTTCTTATGTCCCAGGAACAGGAATATTAACATTAACTCTTGCTGGACATCCATTCGAGAATGGTGATAAGATTCAGTTGATGAATGAGTCTATTGTATTCCAATGTCAGCAAGATGCTTATGGAAGTGATCATGCTTATCCAAGAGCACAAGACCCTGCTGCTAATGATTGGTTAGAAATCTCTAATAAGACTTCTACTACATTTGATGTTAATGTTGGAGTTTCTTCTAACACTACAACTCACCAATTTGCTTCTGCTGTAACTGGTGCAATTATCCGTGGCACAGTAAGAGGTAATGGAGATTATACACATGCATATGTGTCTGCTGTATCTGATGGATTAGAGAAGAAGAATTCTACAATTACGGTGAACGTGGGATCAACTGTTGCTGGTAACCATACACACAGATTTGCTTCTGCTACATCTGGTGCTATCACTGCTGGTGGTAACCATACTCATGCATTTGAAACATTCAAGAATAACACATTACATAGACAGAGTGGTAAGATTACAGTTGATGTAAATATCGCTGCTACTGCTGATCTATACGACCATTCATTTGTAAGTGCACTACCTGGTGCTGTTATTGGTGGTGGTAACTATCAGCATACATTTATATCTGCCAAGACTAATGGTATATGGAAAGCAAATGATTACATCTACATTAAGGATCATGCCTTAGCATTTACATGTGATCTAGATGCTCATGGCACTGAGCACTTATATCCTCGTGCTACAGATCATGCAAGTAACGAATGGTTAGCAGTATCTAATGTAGATGGTGCTGATTTTGAGGTACAAGTACTTAAAGGTGTCCCATCATCATTCTTAGGATCACATACATTTAAGTCATGTATTGATAAAGGAATTAGGATACAAAATGGTAAGATTAGAATCAACGTTGGTATATCACCTGCTGGTAAGACATATCAGCATACATTTGTAAGTGCTAACTCTGGTTGCTTAATACAAGGTGGTAATTATAAGCATAACTTCGTATCTGCTCTATCCAACTGTATTACCAATACAAACGATGGCACAACATTAACACCTACTGATGCATACTATGAGCCTACTACAGGTCAGTTAACATTGACTGTTGCTAATCATACTTTACGCACAGATGATGCGATAACAATTGATAGTAACTCATTAACATTCACATGTAGTCAAGATAGTAATGCAACTAACCACACATATCCTCGTGTGACAGACTTTGCTGACGGTAAGATATTACCTGTCCAATCAGTACTATCTTATGCATATCCATTAAGGACAGATTTAGATTATTATCGTGCACGTAGAGTTTCTACAAATTATACAGGTAATGAAGGTGCTAATGTAGAGACTGAAATTGGCACTCTAATGCAATTGGTTACAGACGCTATTACAAGTCCTAATACCATAGCAACTAGAGGATATACAATGCCAATCGTATGGCCTATTAAGTATACTCCAGATATTGCCAATAGAGATCTAACAGTAACTTATGATAGTGTTGCTGGTGGTCAAGATGATCAAGGTACATGGAATCAAACTTGCTCAGAAACGGCATCTGCTATTAATACATTAGCTGATATCTTTATTGAAACTATTCATCAGGCAGCAAATACAAATACTAATTATTTGAATGCTGTAACTAAGACATTCCCTAACAATAGTAATACTGAATTCCAGTCAGGTACTTGTTATAATGTAACATCTGCTATCGATACATTATATGATTTGATGACTGATGTACTTGGTGCTGGAATGTATAATAGTCATGTTATTGCTAACATGGTGCTCTTTAACAAGCAAGCAATTGCTGCTAGAGCATTCGCTGAAACACAAGCAAGTTATCCAACTACTAACTTAACTATTGATTTTGCTAATGATGTTGTTAAAGCAGTCCGTTATGATCTAACAACTGGTGGTAATGCTGGAGCATTCAGATTGTCACAAAACTGGTTTGATGGTGAAGGTAACTTCATTGCATTCGATAATGTAATTAGGACACACATATTATTCTGCTTATCTAAGATTCGTGAATTTTCTAAGAGTGTATTATATGAGCCTGATCATGCTGGTTGGACTGGTTATGATGTTTACATTCCAGATGGAGGACTTGAGTGGAATAAGGAAGCTGCTGAGTTTATGATTGACACTTCACTCAACCCACTTGAGTATGCTTTGGAGATGTCACAATTCCCAACTGAAGCAAGAGTAACATTTGTTGCATCTACTGATGCTACAAATAGACTTACTAAGAATGAAATGGGTGTTGATTATAATACCGATCCTGATCTAGTAAGTCTAACTCCAGAAGTTAATGTAGGTTATGATCGTGCTGAGTATAGAATTAGAATTGAGCGTCCCAACAACTTCAGACGTGGTGATGTATTAACATATATCCCAGCATCTGAGAATTCACTAACTGGTCTTGCAGGTCAAGCATACTTCTATTGCTTAACTGGTACTGCTGAGTGGTTTGAAGTTGGTGCTTCATATATCCATGATGGTAGATTTAGACTTCTACAGGTAGATAAGTCCAATGCTGGATCTCAAATATTTGCTGTAGAAAGAAGAAATGGTATTACAAGAACTGCTGCTACATACCCATCCGATCCTTCAGAATGTCCAATACAAGGTGGATTTAATGCTGCTGATGTTGTGTATGGTAACTCATCTAATGCTAATGCTGAGATTGGATCTGTCCTAGCAAACGAAGGTATTATCTACAAACTCTTTACTCATTATGATACCACTGCTGCTCAAACAACTCCTGGTACATATGATCAATTTATTAATGGAGAAGTAGCACAAGTCCAAAATGCAATTGTTAATAATGGGTCTGTATTACAGACAACAATACCAGATAGTGAGACTGGAGTTTCATTCTTAAGATTACACACTGTCGCTGGTACGATTTCTGTTGCTGATGTCCTTGAGGGTGCTGATAGTGGATCTAGTCATACTATTAATGCAATTAGCGATAGATTCTTAATCAACGTTAAGAGTGGATCATTTGCTACTGGTGATTGGTTCTTCAGTAAGGTTGGTTCTATTGAAGCATACATGGATGAGTATGTAAGTAAGTCTGGATCACTAACTGGTAATGAAGGTGGTAGAATCACAATAGATGTTGAGACTATTGAAAGTCAATGGACTCCTGGTGATATTATCTACGGTAGTATTACAGATTACATCTTAGAAATTAAGGGTATTACTGGCACACAAATTCAACTCAACCAGTGGTTACATGGCACACAAACTCTAGAGTTAGATCTAGGTTTGGCAATCATAGATACTGGTATCTCAGATACATTCAATGTTGGTGATGAAGTAACCCTCCTACAAGGTACAACACAGAAGAATCCTGGATTCACTGCTGTAGTAACCAAGTATATTAACGATACTGATACTGCTACTCATAAATTATGGATTGCTAACCTGAATGATGTTGGTGTTGGTGCTCCTTTAAGTGATCTTGTACAAGCAGGTAATCATATTGGTAAGGTTGAATTAGGATCAAACTTCCCAACAATATATGCTGGTGTTGCTAGTTACCAAGAGGCAACATATTCATCTTACGCACAGGTAGTTGCTATTGAGCAACAGGGTATAACTGGTACAATTTGGGTGCAAGCTGCTAGTGGCACATTCGTTGATAACATGACACTTAAGTCTGACTTTGAGTGGGGTGCAGGTGTTTCTTCTGCTCGCACACTTGAGGGTAGAGTTGAGCGTTACTTCAGAGGATTTGATGGCACTCAAACAATATTTGATCTAACCATTTCTAACGGTGAAGCATACTTCCCAGATCCTGCTGGTCATTTGCTCGCATTCGTTAATGGTATCCTACAACCTCCAGGTGGTAACAATTCTTATGTTGCATTCTCTGATAAAATTCAGTTTGCTGAAGCACCTGATATTGGATCTGAATTCGTTGGATATTATGTTGGTAAGTTACGTCAGTTAGATGATATTTCCTTCGAGTTTGACTCATTGAGATCTTCATTCAACCTTAAGCGTGGTGGATTATTCTACTCCTTAACATTAACTGAAGGTGTTTCCTCTAACACTATACGTCCTGAGAATAACATTATTGTTTCTCTTAATGGTGTTATACAGGAACCAGGAGTTGCATATGAGATAGTTGGTTCACGTATCATATTCGCTGAAGTTCCTCGTGCGGGTGCGACCTTCGTTGGTTTCTCATACATTGGATCTGACGCAGACGTTATCGCAGCAACCGTTGTCCCACCAATTGAAGCTGGTGATAGATTGGCAATTGAGGGTGAAGAATTTAATCGTGAAGTTGCTCTAATTGAGTCTTCTAACTCCTTGATTACATTTGAATACACTGGATCTGTTAAGGGTAGAAATGCTGCTGCTATCGCTGCAATAACCTCTGGTCAGATTACTAATGCTACACTAACCAATCCTGGCGATGGTTACACTTCACGTCCTAACGTAGATGTTATCTCTTCTTCTGGATTTGATTCACGCATCAAGGCATTGATGGGTATTACTAGAATTGATGTTAAGACAAATGGTGTTGGTTACTCTGCACCTGCTGTTGCAATTGATAATGTAGTCCCAGATGATTTCGTACCACCTACAGGTGGTCCTATTAACGGTGGATTTGACGTTCTCGCAGGCGAAGGTCCATCTGGTGAAGAAGGTGGTGGAGGAGGAATTACTCCAGGCACAATTGCAATTACTCTGGATCCAGTTAACGTAACTGTTAACCAAGGTCAGACTGCTGCATTCACCGTTGTCTCTACTGTAACTAACGATCAGACAATGAATTATCAGTGGCAGAAGAAAGAGTATGGCACACAAGCTTGGAGCAACATCATTGGTGCTAACCAATCAACATATAATACAGGTAATACCGCACAGGCAGACGATGGTGACGAATACAGAGTCGCAATCACTGCTGCTGGTGCAACTCCAGTTTACTCATTGTCCGCAGTCCTAAGTGTCCAGACAGGTGCTACTGTAATCAGTAACTTCACACCTGATCTAATCTTTGACGACATCTAAATAAAAGTAAAACAATGGCAGCAACCGCCACCTATAACAACGCAACAGACGTAATCACAGTAGCATCGACTCTGCTCCCTGCTCCTGTGCTTACTGGTACGTTCCCTAACGATAATAACCCAAACACCATTCAGGAGAAGGATTTTGACCATGATTTCTTATACCGTGGAGGAACATTTGGAATTGCTCGCACATTTGATAGTAATGGATATACACATGACGGATACATTAAACGAGTTACTATCTCAGTAAATGATTTAACACTTTTTACTGGCATATCACCAGATATTGATGTAGATGATCACATTATGGTGGTCTTTAGTGATGGTTTGAAGCAAAAATTTGTGTATAAAGGCACAACATTTACTTCTATTGCTGGTGAATGTTGGTTATCTACTGATACTTCATTAGATTTCATTGTAGATGCACAAGCAACCACTCCTGTTAGTGGTACATATGAGTATTTTGATCAAAGAAATGGTAGAGGTGCTACTCCTTTAGGACAAATTGGCATTTCTGGCAATGGAGTTGCTATTTTTAACCCTTCTGCTGGTGCTGGACTCAATCCTCCATCAGGTTTTAGTTGGGTTGCTGCTGGAGATATACCTTTTGTTAACTCTGGAGAGGATTCTTGTGGTGGACACCCAGAACAAAACGGAATTTATCACTACCATGACCCACATTTCCTAGATTGTTGGAAAGCTGGTGGATCAATGGCATCATATAATGACTATTATGGTTCAACTCAGTTTAATGGAGACAATATTCGTCATCCTGACGGTCATTCTAAGATAATTGGTATAGCATTTGATGGATTTCCCATATATGGACCGTATGGATATAGCACACCATTCGATAATTTGAGTGGTACTAGGACAATGAGGACAGGTTATGCTGTAAAAGACACAGAAGCACCTGGAAGACCTGATTATGGCAATACAAATGATAATCCTCCAGCTGGAACACTCATGGAGGACTATGAGTATGTTGAAGGTGTAGGAGATTTAGACATTCATAATGGTAGATTTGCTATTACACCTGAATATCAGGATGGTACCTATGCATATTTCCTAACAGTTGATGAAAGTGATGTAGATGTTACTAAATTTCCATTTATCATTGGTAATACTACAAGAGAAAATATTGACACCACGTTCACAGTAGAAACACCTGCTGCTGGAGGCGGTGGAGGAGGAGGCGGTGGTCCTCTACCAATATTATCATTCGTAGCACAACCACAAAATGCTACTGTTAATGCTGGTGAAACTGCTACATTCACAGTTACTAAACTTGTCAGTCCAGAAGACGGACCTGTTGCATATCAGTGGTATAGATCTACTGATGGTGGATTTGCTTTTGCTGCTATAACTGGAGCAACCACTAACACATATGCAGTAACTGCATTATCTTATATGACAGGTTACAGATTCCGTTGTAGGATCTCTGGACCTATTGGTGCACCAGCAGCCGCAGAGAATTCTCCATTAGATTCTAATGCTGTAACACTTACTGTTACTGGTGGAGGTAGCGGTGGTAGCACAGATAATAGATTCGATAGTACCTCATCTACTATGGATTCCACACTACAAACTTATGATGGTACCTAAATAACCCTGTAAAGACTACAATCATGGCAAAGCAAACCCTAGCAATTGGATCGTCGGCAAACGATGGGACTGGTGACAGTCTGAGAGATGGTGCTATCAAATTGAATAGCGTCATTGATGAGTTGTATACCAATCTCGGAAACGATACCAACTTACAAATCAACGTTGGCACTCCTGCTGCTGATCAAATTCTAAAATGGAATGGTGCTCAGTTTGCTGAGGGAGATTTCAGTAAATTTACTGGAGATATAGATGTCAATGGCAACAAACTTATATCAGCATCAGATGGTGATATAACTTTTCAACCAAATGGCACTGGAGATATTAAACTCTGGGCTGGTGGCACAGGATCTGCTTTAACATACATTGATGGTGCTGATGGTAAGTTAAAGTATACCAATTCCGTTGCTACTACTGGTGATCTTCCAGATTCTGGTACACATGATGGTATGTTTGCTCTTGTAGTTGCTGATAACACAGCAAGGGTTGCAACCAGTGGTGGATGGAAGAAAATTATAGGTGAAGATCATAGTCTTGGTGATCTTGGTGATGTAGATATGACTGTTGGAGGTGGTCCTTCGACTGGTCAAGGTATTGTATGGAATGCTACCTCTGGAAATTGGGAGCCAGGAAACTTTTCTGGTGGTGGAGGAGGTGGTGGAACCACTCAAAATTTATTTGAAGGAATCACTGCTGACACTGGTAGTACTACTGCTAGTGCTCCTACTGATGT